ATGAGATACAAGCGATTAATGATACCGAAATATTTTCATATACTGGTAAAATGGATATCGGCTCTCAAGCAAACATGACAGTCAAATCATATGAAGGTGATCTTACAGTAGAAGCAATAGAAAATAATATGAAATTGATGTCTAATCAGGGACAAAATCAAATAACAATGAGAAATCCATTTTTAAACGTATTTTCAACAGGACAGGTAATAACACAAAGTGCAGTTGAAGTAGGAACTCAAGTCTCTAGTGAATTTAGTGTTGATTCTGATAAAGACCCAACAATCAGTGGTTCAAAACTTAATTCTCAATGCTTGAGTATACCAAATGCTGTAAATATCAGGTTTACAGAAGCAGAAATTGAATTAGAAGCTGTCAACGATATAAAACATAAAGTTTCTCAAGGAATAAGTGGCCTAAGCGGTGCAACTGATGCTAGCGTAAAAACAGTTAACGAAAGCTTAGATCAATTAGAAGCTAAAGTTAATACTCTATCAAGAACAACATTTTCATATATAGATGATCTTGTTTCATTTTTGGGCGTTGGGGCACCATCATTCCCATGGTCGCCATCAATCCCCGTACCTGATTTTACATTGCCATCATTCTCTGTCAGCTTCCCTTCAATAGATTTACCAGAATTAAACTTTGATTTTTGTTTAGATATTGGAGATATTGTGAAAGTGGATGAATTCAATCCACAACCGAATTCAGCATTTGGTCAAATAAATATTGATTTAGGTGGGTGGACAGAAACTAATCTGAAAGATTGGTTTGAACGACAAAAAACTAATTTGGAAGGATCAGTACAATTATTGGATATAGGATTGACTAGTGGTCTCACTAGTGTTGATAATGCAGTTAATGATATAAAAACATCTGTTTCAAATATGTCTAATGCATTAAATAATTTAGTTGATATCAATATAACAAACAAAGGTTTAAGCATAGATAATTATACATTAGGAGTTGATGGTTTCAATACTGCTTTAGAAACTTATAAATCTGAGATTGATCAGTATAACCAAAATAATGGAACAAGTTTACCAAATCTGAGTGATCTTCAAAATGAAGTGAATGATCATAGGAGAACATTAGAAACTATAAATGAAAGAGTACAACAAAATCCATCTGAGGCAAATGATGAAGACTTTTCAACTCTCCAAGATATGGCTGATTTTTTCACACAATATTCAAATGATTTAAACGGCATAGGACCATAATATGGAAGAGAATACATGGAGCATAAATCAAGACATTGTAATAGATTTTGAAAATTACGCACCCAGCTTCGAAAGTGTACAACCACCTTTTGCAGAAAAATCGTGTTTGTCTTTAACAGAAATTTCACCTTGGACTAATCGTGTACCAGAACATGAACCATGGCCACGAGTTCTTAAACAAGATAGTGGAGATACTGTTAATGAAAAAAATGATGGATATAAAAACAACACTGATTGGATTGATCAATATGATAATGTAACAAAACCAGAGGGTAGAAAACCAATTGGCGTCGTAGAAGGTGATCAAGAAAATGAACGTGGTCCATTATGGAGAAGGTAAAAAACCATAAATATAGATAATTGAAATATTAAGTTAAAATAAATGGATCAAACATATTACAAGGGCATTTCCTTTAATCAATATCAAAAAAATAAAGATTTATTACTTAAAAACGCTGATATTGTAAAACAAGATTTATTAAATTACATTTTTACCAGAAAGGGTGAAAGAGTGATGATGCCCACATTTGGTTCAGTCATCCCGGATTTGTTATTTGAGCCTCTAGATGAAGATACTTTAACGATTATTGAAAATGAAGTAATAGATATTATAAACTATGATCCAAGGGTAGAACCAATTAATTATGAAATTGAACCATTATATGATGAAAAAGCAGTAAATATAAAGATACAATTATTTTATTTGGAACTTAATTTTAATGATACTTTATCTATACGACTGGACTTTTTTGGATAACTAAATGAAAAGACAAATCAACATTGCAGAAAATTGGGAAAGAGCATATGATGCTTTTCAACAAATAAACTTTAAAGCGTGGGATTATCAAACCATAAAAGAATCAATGGTTGATTATCTGAAGTTATATTATCCTGAAGATTTTAATGATTATATTGAATCTTCAGATATGATAGCTCTTATTGAACTTTTCGCATATTTGGGAGAGCTTTTAGCTTATAGAATTGATCTTAATACTCATGAGAACTTTTTGAGCACAGCAGAAAGAAAAGAATCAGTCTTAAGATTAGCTCGTTATATATCGTACAATCCATCTCGTAGAATACCTGCAAGAGGTTTAGTAAAAATAACTTCTGTTAAAACAACTGAAACAGTAATCGACAGCCAAGGTAATGACCTTACAAACACAACAATAACATGGAACGATCCCAATAATGATGATTGGAAAGAACAGTTTTATCTTGTGATGGATAAAGTTTTAGAACAAAAGTTTGGAACGGTTTTACCTTCTGATAGAGTTCAAGTACAAGATGTACTATTTGAATTATATGCTTTAAAAAATAATCCATTGCCTAATGAAACTTTAAGTTATAGTGTCTCCGTATCCAATAATAACTATCCAATGGAATTAGTAAGTGCTGAAATTTCTGAATTCGGTCCACAAGAAAAAAGACCAGAACGTCAACAAAAATTAAATATCATTTATGCAAATGATGGTTTGGGTGATTCTTCTAATAATACCGGCTTTTTCTTTTTCACAAAACAAGGTCAGTTAAGAAGAGAAACTTTTTCCTTTGATGGTGTATTGCCCAACCAAGAAAGAGTTATAAACGATCAGTTTATTAATAATATTGATGTTTGGTTAAACAACATTGATGATGAAAGCAATGAAATAATAAGTGGCGGGGAACGCTATAATGAACCGCGTGCAGGAGAATGGCAAGAAGTCGATGTTTCTAATTCTCAAAATATATTGTTTAATACTTCACCCAATCGAAATAAGTATGAAGTCGAAACACTAGACAATGATGGAATAAGGCTTTTGTTTGGTGATGGGAATTTTTCCAATATACCTTCGGGTAAATTTGATTTATGGTATCGAGTTACTGAATTTGATAATGAAGATTCATCATTGTCAATACCTAGAAGCGCAATACAAAACAAATCATCAGGATTTGAATATATTGGAGAAGATGGAAGAGTTCAAACATTTTCATTTACTTTTACATTGTTTTCACCAATACAAAACTCTGCTCCTTCAGAATCAATAGAAAGAATTCGCTCAATTGCTCCATCCGTGTATTACACCCAAGATAGAATGGTTAATGGACGTGATTATAATGAATTCATGCTTCAAGATAATACTATTCTTAAACTTAGAGCTATAAATCGAACTTTTGCGGGTGATTCAAAATATATTGGTTGGCATGATCCAAAAGAATATTATGAAGATGTAAAAATATTTGGTGATGATTTAGTTTTATATTTTGAGACAGAAGAAAAATCAAAAACAGTATTAGCTGAAGATTTGCCAGCAGAAGATGGAGGATTAAATTTACCATTAATTAATTCCATAATATACAATCAAATAGAACCAATATTCAGAATTCAAGAATTTTATAATAGTATACTTCTTAAAGGAACACAACCAACAGTATATCGTTATGAATTTACTGATGATGAGTATGAAAACTTGGTAGAATTATTAAATGATTTAATCTTTTCCGCCCCCAATACTGTTTATTTGACTTATAATGTAGCGAGTGATCAAAATAATAATGGATGGTTATTCCAATTATCTACAGAACCTACTACATGGGATATTTCAATAGAATCTCAAACAGATAATAGTTGGATAATAACTTATAATACAAGAGACATGACAGTTTATAGTGATGATGTAAACTTTACATCAACAAATGAAAGTGAACGAGTCATAACATATGATACATTAAACTCTAATCGTGACCGAATTGTTGTTTTAAAAGCTAATTTAGATGCTGATGGTAATCCATTGACTGAGAATAAAAGATTTTTTGTTTTAAAATCTAAAAAGTATGACAATGGAACAACAAATGGTATTTGTGATTTTAACCGGTTAAGCGTATTACCATACGATGATAATAATAATGGTCTCCCCGACGACATAACTTTAAATTATTTAATTAATTCAGATGACTATGTATATTTCTATAGAGAAAGTGTTGATTCTCCATGGACTTTTGTCCCGTTTAGAGATGATCTAGAATCAATATATCAAGATTCATTGAATCCTAGCGATGATGATTATCAATTATGGAAACGTGAAAATGGTATAGAAGGGGTTAATTTCTTGTGGGTTCATGTTACACCAAGATATGAATTAATTGATCCAGCCGCTTCCAATATTATTGACTCTTTTATAATAACGAGAGGATATTATGCTAATGTGAAAGATTGGTTAAATGGTCGAATACAAAATGAACCTATACCACCATCATCATTTGAGTTGAAATCATCTTATTCTGATTTAATAGAAAGTAAAATGATTTCAGATACTTTGATTTTACATCCGGGCAAAATTAAACCTGTTATAGGTCCAAAAGCCCAAAGAAGTTTACAGGCTACTCTCAAAGTCATTAAATCTCCAACCAGTGTTACCAGTAATAATAGAATAAAAAATTCAATTGTATCTATTGTTAATCGATTTTTTGATATAAATGAATGGAACTTTGGTCAGCCGTTTTATTTTACAGAATTATCTACAGCTATACATAATGAAATATCGTCAGATATAGAGTCAGTTGTAATTGTTCCTAAATCAGCAAATCATGATTTCGGTGATTTATTTGAAATAATAGCCGAAGAAGATGAAATTCTACAACCTAGCATAAGTGTGGATGATATTGAAATTGTTGAAAGACTAGACTCTGATACACTTAAACAGAGATTGTAAATTCGAAAACAGAAATGGCAAACATCATATAAATATGATGACATGAAAATTAAAGTTTTGAATGTCTAGAAATAACGATTATAAAATGAAAAAAGTCGTAGACGCTACACGACTTTTGCCCGAATATATTAAAACCGATATTTTAGAAGGAATTTCTGATAATATATTCAACCGTTTCTTAACTAAAAAAGATTTTGAAAAGGTTAACGGATACGTTGGAAAAGAAATCAATGATGGCGTTTTAAGTAAAATTCCAGAAGATCGCAAATTTTTAGATGAAAACCAACTCCAACCCGTAATTAAAAATGATGTTGGAACAGAAACGGACTTTCTCACATTTGAACAGTTTCTTCGATTATTGAAAGATTCTGGAGTTGATCTAGATAACTTTGATAAATGGGGAGAGCTTTTACAGTTTAATTTTTACCCTCCGATTGACATTGATAAAATCATTAATTATCAAAACTATTATTGGGTTGATGAAGAATCTTCACCTGAATATGTAACAATAAAAAATCAAGAAACTCGTGCTGAAGCTCGTTATGAAGAACTAAAATCTTCAATAATGGCCTTTACAAATAATGTAACAGCCGTTTCAGATACAGATTACATCATAAACAACGAAAATGATGGTTTATTCATATTATTCGACGTTACACAAAACGAAAATTATTTGATTAGAAAAAATGGCTCAACATTAACGAGACTGGAAGATAATACTACATATAGTTTACAAGATGTCTTTGAATATGTTGCCGTAACGTATAATATTTCTAACATTACTACTGATTTAGTACAAATAAGCGGAAACCATCTTGAAGAATTGCCGATTGGTTATACAATTAGCCTTTATGATTCTGAAAATGGTCCACAAGAAATTGTTACTGTGGATGATGTCACATATGATGCGTCAAGTAACCAAACAAATATAAAGTTTAAAAATGCACTATCAACGACTAGCTATTCAATATTATCTCTTCATCCAGTGTTACTCAGTGAGTTAAAAGAATATGAATATTTTGAAAATATAGATTCTGTAAAGAGTATTGATGAAATAAACGTTTTCGAACTAGGGGAAGCTGTATGGTATAAGAAAAAAGGAGTTATACAGTCTTCTACAGGAGATACAACATTATATTCTTCTTCACTTGAAGATTCGTCGGTTGATTTTACAACACAAATACCCAACCCTAATAGAAGCTATATGCTTCAAATTATAGACGGGGCAAATCGTGGAATATATGAAATTGACAGTTTTGATACAAATAACATTTACACCAATACAAAATTCTTTTCCAATAATGGTCAAGAATATAAAGTATATGTTGAAAATGATATTTTTTCAAACAATGATCCAATTGAATTTGATTTTTGGTATGATGAAAGCAGTGACATATTAAAACAATATGTTTCGGGTACATGGGAAGATAAAGTTATTAACTTTTCTACATTATATCAATTAATTAATGATGTTGACTATGATTCATCAAACGATTGGTCTATTTCAAATAAATGGGTCCATAAAAATCAATTAAATTCATTATCTTTAGCCAAACAGGCAAAATTACCAATTATAGAATACCAAACTTATCTAGCATTATCAGAATTCTCTAGTTTTTCATATAAATGGGAATATTCAGGTAACCCGGATGAAGAATACGCACCAATTAATGAAGACCCGAATCTTTTCGAAATAAAACCTGTAGAAATCGATGCAGACAATCAACTTGATTATGTAAATTTAAAAACAATAAGATTGCCAGCCAAATATGGTAATTTGGTACCACATATTAACATATCAGATAAAGTGGTCTTTGATGGATTTAACTTCAATGATGGTCAATATACAGTCACCAGAATAGATTATATACAACCATCTCCATCTGAAAGATTTGTTACAGAAATAGAATTTTTAGAAATCTTTTCAAGCACATTAGACAATCCAATAGGTGCATCAATCTATCCCAAGCA